CATCGAAGACTAAGCGATTGTTTATCGCCAGCGATAACGCCCGTGCTTGTGAACTTTCGCGTGGCCGTGTCCAAAACGACCGAAATCTTCTTGTTCGTCGAGTCTGCGCCCGCCGCAAGATCGCTTGCCATCGTCGAGTCAGATTTGACGGTGATCGTGTTCGCTGTGTTTCCGATGACTTCATATGACCTTGAAGTTACCCCAAGGACACGAAGAGTTGCGCCCTTGAATTGATCCGGCAACCAACCGGCATCAAGCAAAAACGCGGTCGTTTCGGTCAAGTTTGGGGCGCTTACAAAATCAAAAGTGATAGCTTGTTTTGCTCCACCCCAACGCCCGCCGTTTTTCGCGCTGACCTTGAAAAGTGTGTTCTTCTTGAATCCCGAAACGTCGCGGTTGGCGTATTCGCCACGACCAGAATGTCTTGAAACCCCGAAATCGATCGCCTGAACTTCGGTTCCGTCGGTGACGCGAACCGCGTAAAGTCGACCGCCGCCTTCTGACGCTTCGTAAAAATCAAACGCTGCTTCGGGAAATTCCGAATCGTCGAAAAACGAACCGCATTTCCGAAGAAACTGATTCAGTTTAGGGCAATCCAAAAGCTCGCCGACGTTCCCTTTTTCAAGGGCGCCGACGTAAACCGTGGTGCCGTATCCTGAAGGTGTGATCGCCGCGCCCGCTTCTTCTTCGCTGACAGAAACCCCAGCGCTATTAACTGACCCAATTTTGAATGGCATTTTCTCGCTCCTTTTATTCGACTGTTTTCGTTTCGTCCCCGCCGTCTGCGGTTAGAAAATCCATGTTCATTCTCGAAATACCGTAGCCGACGCCCGGGTGATTTGGGTCGCCCGCATCAACTGGCCCAACTGTAGCGCTAGAATCGTTTGCAGAACTTGCACGCGGATCGTTAAACGCAGGAACATCTTTGACAGAAAATGTCCCCGTGGCAAGTCTTGTGTCGTCTTCGTCGCTGTTTGACGTGTCCCAATTTGGGACATAACCCGGCTGAAGACAAAGAGAAAGGTCTAGTTCCCCGACTTTAATCACTGGGTGCGACGTCATCCAACCGTCTAAAGCGTCTGCAATTTCGAGTAAATCCGCCGCGCTTGGAGTTATGATCACGTAACTAAACTCGACATCGCGAAACGGGATCGGCGTTAGATAAACGGTTCCCGCCGGGATGGGTAAAGTTCGATCTAAAACGTTGGCCCCATTTACCCCGATAATCTTACGGGTCCCCGGGATGATTTGTGTAATCCAAATCGCTGGAATCCTTGCGGCGACCTTGAAGTCAGAGGACGTCGTCACGGCGACATTCACTTCAATTTCCAATTCGAACCAAATTGATTCCGTCGACGGAACGACGCCCGACAATGTGGCAACACCACCTGCGAAGGAAACCAACAAATCCGTTTCGTGTGTTGGGTCTGTCGAGTGATTAAACGCCGCGATCGCCCCTGCGATTTTATATTTCGAATCGCCAAGTTCTGAATCAATCGCAATGGAAGTTGTTCCGTTTCCACCAATAACCCAAGGTCGAACCGGTCGAATATTCTGTTTCAGAGAATTCACGATCCCGGAATAGACCAAAGCCCTCAAAACATTAACCGTCTTCCCCTTCCATCGAAGCCCGATGTTCCTAACCGCCGGGGAATAATCTTCGTCGGTCGTTCGCAAATTGATTTCGATCGCAAGACTTGCGCCCGTATAATTTGAAAGGTTCGCGTTTATTTCGGTTTCTGTGTTCCAGTCCGTCGAAGTCGCGACAGACCACGCGGCCCCGTTCCAATAAAGGGGATCGGCCCCGTCGTGAATTCTGGCAAAAACAGAAGTCGGCGAATTTCCGTCTAAGTCTTTTGGAAGAACCGAATCGATTTCAATGAAATCAAAGGTCTTTTTGACCGACGGCGCGTAAGCAATCGTTCGAACAAACAAATTTGAATCGGTCGGAAAAAAAGTGATTTTTCGACCGGGCAATTTCGTTGCCCGTCTTTGCGCACGAAGAACCACCGCGCCACCTGTCGCCACCCCGATCTTGCTTCGGTCTGAAATGAAGCAACCTTCGAAATTCCAGTGGAAAATATAACTTCGCGTTCTGATCATACTGATATACCGGCCATCTTTTTAAACGCGCGAATAACTGATTCTGAAAATTCTTTTTCCACTATGAGCGCAACAAGCGGATCTTTCAATGTTTCAAGCGCAAACGATCGTGGTGGAATGACCAAAGTTGTCCCAACATTCAACGCCGGGATTTCGCCTTTGGACTTCGCCAGAATTTCGTTCGCGCGTTCTGATTTCAACGCTCCGCCCTTCCCGATACTTGCTGCGTGCAAAGCCTTAAACATTCGTGACATCTTCGGCGTGACCGTAATCACGGCGCCCTCGCTGATTATTCTAGCGACGTTTGCGGCGTCACTTGTTCGCATGACCCCGACAACCACGCTCGGGCCACTAAGCGACGGAAATGAACCCCAAGTGATCGCTTTAAAAAGTCGACCACTATCAACCAAAGGTTTCGACGAACCTTTCATATCGCGAGTCATTCCAGCGTTCGGGGAATATCCGCCCGAACGAATTTTTCGACGCATTATTGCTGCGACTTTCAGCCCGACGATTCGACCGCTTCTTGAATATTCCGCCTGAAGGTGACGCTTAAAAGTATTCGGCGAAATCAACGCACCGACGATCGGATACCATTTCAATTTGACAACGATCGACGCCATAACCCTAGACCTTCGAAGGTTCTTTGTTTTCGAAATCCCAATATTCGTGTTTCGGTTTTCGCGTCATGTGTCCCGCGTAAAACTGCGCTTTCAAATAAACGTCGGTTTCGATTCCAGCGATCGACTTCACGCGATCACCTTTAGAAAGTGTGATTCCGCGATGTCGAAGCTCTTTCACTGAAAATACAAGATAACCCCGGGACCCGGTTGATTGTCCGCCTTGTCCACCAAATTTAAAGTCCGCCGACTGGGTTTTCGACCATGAAACTTGTGCATCGATCTCGAATTCAACTCCACGCGAAACCTGTGAAATTGGCTCGCGCGTATCTTCGTCGAAAATCGTTTCGGTTAAATCGCGTTGTTCAATGATCACCGGCGAAGGCGCTATTAAATCACCCATTTTACAACCTCAATCGTGAGCCTTTAATCGGCGCTGAAGGGGCGCCAAGTGCGATCGGCGCTTTGTATAACATCAATGCTTCTTCGACGTCTTTGGACTTTGCGAGCGCGCGTTTCAAGTCGCCAGAAGCGCTTGATTCAAACGATTCGGAATGACGATCAACAACCCGTGATTTGAGCGGCCCTGCGACTTGTTGCGGCGCGTCGACGTCCAGAACATAGGCTGTTGCGTAGACAAGTTTCAACATCGCAAACTGAATCAACCGGGGAACCGTTCCATCGGATTCTAAAAAACCGAAAATGCCTGTTACGGTTTGATTAAGTCGACCCGAAGCGAATTTTCCGCCATCCAAAAACCCATTTCTTCCCCAGATATCCGGGGAAGTCTTCAAGGCAATCGACGGCATTCTTCGATAATCCGGCTTCGACGTGAATTGATCTGATTTGTCGATTCTGGCAAACGCGATTGCAACCGATGAATGGTTCAAATCTGCGGTGCTATCATTCAAATTTAAAGTTTCGACCCCAACGATCGGCAGGCTCAAAAACAATTTGCCCGTGTTGTTCCCACTGAACCGAACGGAATCGTAAACCGGTCGAAAAATGTTTCGGGTTTCGCGTTCGACATAAGCTTGCGAATCAAGGATCAATTCTTCGATTCTGGAGTCACTACAATCCAAAATCTCGAGACCTTCTTCACGAACCCGAAGCGGTGAAATGTAAGTTCGAAACGACGAACCCCGAAACCCGGTGTTCGCGCCCGAATCGTAAGAATCCACGACGTCGAACCTTTCATTGAAAAAACCGAACGCGTCAGAGGCGTTCTCCTGCCATTTCCACTGAATTCGCCACGAACCATTCACGGCGGCGGCTGGAATTGCCCAGCCTTCGCCTGACGAAGCGTCAAACGCATAAAAGCGCCCTTTGGTGACCTTCCCCGTCAAAGTAACATCTTCGAAGTTGCCCAACGTCGCCGGAAAGACTTGGACCCCGGATTCGTCGAAGATCCGAAACCCGATAAAATGGGGGTCTTTCAAAAACCCGTCGCGATCGACAACATGGAACGAAAGAAGGTTCGGGGTGTTGACGTATTTTTGGGGCAAATAAAAAGTCATGATTCAGGCTCGTCTTGTTTTTCGATCGATAACTTCACGACTTTCGACCGTTCGCGGTAAATCAACAAGCGAATACAAATGTTGTCGACACTAAGTTTCATCGCGTCGGCAACGACAGAGCCTCTTCCATCGCGATGAAAAATGGTTTCGATGTCGCAACCGACTGATTCAAAGTCTACAGGAATAGGGACCGAAAAGTTAATTCCGTTCGCAATTAGAGACACCCCTGTGATTTGGTCTGCTTTGCCAGAGCGCAAAAGGCGCCATAAGTCGGCGCCTTCTTGGGTCGAAAGGTCGCACGACTCAGTCGTTCCGTCGCGCAAATTGACCCGCAAGGAAGTCAAAGTTAACCCTTCTTTGTTTCGTATTTAATCGCCGAAGCTTGCTTCGAGTTCTTCTGTTTTCCTGCGGGGGTCTTGCCGCTATCCGCTTTCGGTGATTTCGAAGTTTTCAAAGCCGATTCTTCGGCGGCTTTGATTCGTCGTGCTGCCCGGGCAGGGGTCGGCTTCGCTTCAACGCTGTCGCAAGCGTCGACAATATCCTGACGACTTGCTTTCAGTTCTTCGAATTCGGTTTCAGTTAAAGTCACGACCTTGTTCAAAACGAAATAGATCGCACTTTCGCGCGATGGAATTTCAGCTTGGACCGTCTTGAATGTGCGTTTCAAAATTAGCTGCATTATTTGCTCCGTGCTTTTTCGATTTCTCGAATCAATTCAGTTTTCGAAGCGCTCGCCTTGAAGTCTATTTTCAACTCCTTCGCAAGCTCGACAAGTTCGCGTTTGACCATCAAAGAAAGTTCATCTTCGTCTTCGCCTTCTTCATCTTCGTCTTCGCCTTCTTCATCTTCGTCTTCGCCTTCTTCGTCACCGTCTTCGTCACCGTCTTCGTCTTCTTCGTCACCGTCTTCGTCTTCAAAATCGTCACCGTCTTCGTCTTCAAGATCGTCTTCAAGATCGTCGTCTTTCGGGGCGGTTTGCGTTGCTTCTTTGACCTTCTTTTCAACTTCAACCATCGCGCGTTTCTGCGCGTTGGATTGTTCAAGCTGCTTTTTCTGTGCGCGGGTCAAACGCCGGTTTGTTGGCGCTGTCGGAATTCGAACTTCGGAAACTTCTGAAACATCGAAGTCTGAATTCCCTTGGAAATAGACGTGCTCCCGGCTTCCTTCAATGCAAAAATATTCTTTTCCTTTTTGCATTCGAAGCCCCATCGGGGTCGTTAGGGAATTTGCGCGGGTCAATTCGATTTTGAAACGTTTTGCTGTGGTCATAGCCTGTCACCTTTTGCAGTTGCTAATGTCAAAAAAAAACCTCGGGTAAACACCGAGGCTTGTCAACCTTTCGGTTAACTTAAAGGCTGTCGCTGACGTTTTTCGCTTTCACGATTGCGGTCACTTCTTCCAGTTGAACTGCCATTTTAACGGTCGTTGCGTACTGGTTGACCGTGCGGAAAATGTCGCGGTCCGATTCGATTCGGATATCTCGACCAATGCCGATGATAAGATTCGAAGCCGTGGTCAAAAGAATCTGCGGCATCGAACGGTGCGAAATGCGAACCGATTCGGTGTTTCCGATTCCAGCGGCGGCGATGTGTGTGATCACGCCGGTGTTGTAGTTGACCGAATAATCGACGCCTTCGACGTACGGGGTCGTAGGGTAGCTGTCTGCGTTCGATTCTTTGATAATCACAACCGAACCATTTTGGATCGGCGCGAAATCAAGTTGAATCGTGGTTCCCGAACCCGCGAACGAAGCCGTCTTGACTTGCTGCGGGTACATTTCCATCAACGAAACTGGAACCATTTCAATTCCGAACGGGGTGATGTTCCCTGAACCGTTGACCATCGCGTCACCGTAATTGGTTGCGCGGGTCGACATACGTTCACGCCACAATTCTTCCAGTTCAACCGGGACGAACCAACGCAAAAGCGACTTGTTCTTTTTGAACTTGGTTGGCATTGCCGAAAGCATTTGGCGAAAAAGACCGGTGCTAAGTGGGTCGCCACCTGCGTCTACAACGTTTCCGCCGTCGGCCAATTTCAGAAAGCCGTCGAACAAGCTGAGATAGCTGTCGACCACGACGTCGGCGGTCGAACCACCGTCGACGATATCGCCTTCGAACGCGAGGTAACCGCCGGTGTTGCCGTGGATTTGGAGTTCTTCCAAATCGTTTGCAAGCTGACGAGCGAACATTCGAAGAATGTGCTCGGTGACGCTGGAACCTTCCAGATTTGTTTCAACAAAATTGTCGCTGATTTCCAAAGGAACCATGATCTCTTTTGGAGTCAAGCTCACCTTGCTTGTGCTGACGCCACGACGAACGCCGGGATCAACCGCTTCATTCTTCGGGACTGCAACGCGCTGACCGACGCCGATCTTGTCGATGTCGAGCGATTCGTTGCGGAATCGTACGGTTCGCGCCAATTTTGCAAGCATCGATTCGTCGACAATGTAGTCGATGAACTTGTCCGCTTGCGCGGCGTTCAGCTTGCCCGAAGAGGCGAGGGTGTTCGCCGCAGTAATTGCAGCTTTTTGAGTGACGATTTCTTCATTTTTGACGGCCATTTCTATCTCTCTTTTTAGGTCTGCACTACGGTCAGAACGGGTTCAGATTAAAGGATACCTTTGAACAAAGTATCAACATCATCGGCGGCTTTTTTGACGTCCTTCACAACTTCGGTTGTCTGTGAATTGGGCGCCGGGACGGTTTCATTCGCCCGTTTTTCGATTGCCTCGATACGTGGAAGCAATTGATCGGCGACGCCTTGTGCGGCCATCTTAGCGATGGTTTCAAGTGTTGCCGTTGCTGCCGCCGGTTCTGGCGTCGATACTTCCGCCGGGACTTTAGCGGAAACCGCTTCAGGATCGACGCTGTTGGATTCTTCAGTTTCCTCGGCTTCGTCGTCCGCCTTCTCGACTTCGACGGCTTCGACGGCTTCAGGGGCTTCAGGTTTCTCCGTTGCTGCCTTCTGAACGAGCGCTTTGATTTCGCTCAATTCAGATTTTAAAGTCGTATATGCGTCGATGCGCGTATAAAACTCGGTTTCTTCAAGGTATTTCGTGATCATCAATGCGGCCTGTTTTTGCTCGCCTTCCGGGGCGGCTTCCGCTGCGTCGATGAATAAACCAAGTGCAAGCTTCACGGCGCCGTTCATCGAAAGCGACGATTTTGAAACTTCAGTTTCAACGGGTTTCGCTTCGGGTTTTTCGACGGATACTTCTTCAGTCGTTTCTTCCGCGATTTCTTCGACGGCTTCTTCGACTTCTTCTGCTTTCACGACTTCGGTTTTCTTTGCGTTTGCCATAGTTTTATCTCTTTTCACGACAATAAATTGTCTTTGGTTTGCGGGACTGTCGACAACGGAAACTTCGTCGACCGTGAGATCGACGAACTTTTTCGCCGCTGCTAATTCTGATTTTGTCGCCATTGTTTTTGCCCAATGAATTTAGTCTTCAGAAAGCGATTCAATCCACGCCGTTCCGCCAATCGAAAACCCAGTGATTTCGCCCTTCATTATCTTTTCCCAAATTTCGTCGCTTTCGACAAAAACAGAGATAACCCAAGAACCCTTTTTGACCTTTTCTTCGCCGATCGTCAAATCGGACGGTGCAACGTAAGATTCAATCAATCGAATTCCTACCCCGAAAGTCGTGTGCATTTCGGCGATTTCGGTCGAAAGATTATATCCCGACAAAAAACTATGCGCGGCCTTTTCGATGACTGACGCCGGGATTGTGTCGTTTTGTGAATCGACTTCGTCGGGTTCCAAGACGATACCGGTCACAATCCTTTTGTCTGGGCTTCGCTTCAAGATCGGAAACGATGCGGTATAATCGCAATTCGCTTCTTCTTGCGGTGTGACTGAATCACCAAGGCTTTTTGCGATCGCTTCTGCGAACCTTTCGGTCACGTCAGAAAGGAACGCTTTTTTTTCGTTGTGATTCATTTTTGCCAGCAAAAACGGATTAGTTCCGAAGATAGTTATTCAAAACGACCGGTTTATCAACCTTTCTACGCAAACAATCGCATTGATTGTTGCATAAGTCCAACATTCACAAATCAATAGTCTGGAATCGAATCGCCATCGCTGAAAGAGATGTCGACATAACTTCGACACCGAAAGTGAAACGGCGGGGTCGCGAAACCCGCTTCGCTTAAAGCCGAAGACTGTTTCATCGACAAATCAGAAGCCCCGATTCCTGTTCCGATTATTTTTTCGACCAAAGCTGCGGAACCCCCGGGGGCGAATGGTTTTACCGCTTTCACTTCGTCGGGGTCTGACGCGTTCGCAACCTTGTTTATCTCTGCAACCCCGGCGGAAACGAAAAGCGTTTTTCCGTTTAGATGTTGGCAAATCGGGGTCGTCCTTTCGTCCATTGGATTGACAATTTCGTAGCGATTCCATCCAAGCGAAACCATTTCCGTTAACTGTCCAGCGACGCCCGCTGAAGTCGCGGCGTGTTCTGCAACCCCGCCCCAATAACTTCGACCGCGTGCGCTGAAATCCCCGACACCATAAAGCGCGTCGACTTTCTCTTTCATCGCTGACGCGATCGCGCTCGCCGATTTTCCTTCTTTGATTAGAAGTGCGGCTTCTTCGTTGATCGCTTTGATCGCTTTCGCGTCAAAATACGCGGCGCCTTTCGAATCGCGGAACCAAACGTTGGCCTGTTCGGTCAACCCTTCCAAAGCTGCGGTGTCAGCGACTGAAAGGTCGACACTTGCCGTGATCTTGCTTGCGGGACTCTTCCCCGCCTTGTTCACGCGAAAGCTTTCAGGGGCTTCCTGAAGGCTTCCATCTTCGCGGATCTGCCGATCTCGTTCGGCGATGAAAAGTTTGCCGATAATGTAGGATTCGGTGACCGCGCCGTTCACCAATTTTTCTAGCGCCTTGCTTCTTCCGAAAGCAAGGGCGGCTTTCTGTGTCGCGCGAATTGCATCGGGGAAGTTTCCGGTCGCGCGACCAAGTTTCTCGGTCGCCGCAGACATCTTTTTTTGCCAAAGCAAATCGATTTGATCTGCGTGGAAATCCTGCGAACCCCAGAGCGCCGAAATTAAATCTTCCTGAACACCCAAAATTAACCTCCGATAACGGTGAACGGACCGACGCTTTCGTATTGAGAAACAAGGACCGGGGCTTCAAACAACTTCCGGCCCTCGATTGGTGCGACCCAAATTTCCACCACGCCCGGGAACAACGAAGTTATTTCTTCTTCGCTGATTCCAGAAATCCGCGCAGCGGATTTGATCGACTTCTTTTCCACCATTCCAAAGGTGACTTCGCCCGCCGCAATTTCGCCGTCAGACACCAAAAGGATTCGACCTTCAAGGTTCAACCGAATGTCGAAAAGTGCTGCGAGTTGATTTCCTGAAAGGATATCTTCAGCCTGCGAACCGCAATTGATCGCAACCCGTTTTTCGTCTTCGCTTTTTTCGATCAACATTTCAGACCACGATTTTTTCGGGTCGTTCAGCGTATCTTCGAAGCGTTTAAGGGCGGTCACTTGCTGCCCGACTTCGTTCGGCGAAGCCATATTTTTAACCGCTTCCGCCATTTGTTTACTGAATGGAACGTCGAGATCGATACCCTGCGGCAACGACATTTCTTTCCCCAACAAATCCTCGATCATCCCGTGCGCAACGCGTGGCGTCATGCCACCGGCTTTCTCTGCGGCGGCGATGATATTGATGATATCTTGATCGTTGGTCACGTTCGGCGTGTTCGACTGGAATTCGTGATAAAGCATCCCCATATCAACCAAAATTCGGTTGATTAAATGATCTTCGTCGCGGCGTTCTGGGTCGAAAACTTGTTCGTCGGTCATCTTCAACGAAGCGTCGGCAGTCGCCCGGGTGTAATCTTCCGAACGACCGATCAAAATTGGTGGAATCCGAAAAGATTCACGGATTTTTTCGCGCGCGTTTGCGTCATAGTTTTGGAACATCGCGTCGGTGTGTTGTTCTGCGGTAAGCGGCTTTAATTCAAGGCGCACAGAGCTTGAATCCCCTTCTTCTTCGTCCGGGGTCGCTTCGATGACCAAAAACTTGGAGTAATTGTCGGAACCTTGGATCGTTTCGGAGGCAAATTCGGCCAAACGATCGATCGTTTCGTCGGTCACCGAACCGCCTGAAACGAGCAGCGCCATCGAAGGAATGTTGTTGTTCCTAAACGTGTGGAAATTGATTTCTTCGGACGATCGCGCACCGACAAGGGCAAGCATTGCGCCGATATAACGCGGTGAACCGTAGGGTTCGCTCCCGGAATATCGGAAATGATGAATCATTTCCGTCGCGAGCTTTTCCGGCGGCGTTTTTTCGTCATATTCGCCTGATTCCCGGTTCATTCTTCGGGGGTCGCCGTATTCTTTGAACCAAGTTATTTTCGCCTGCCCGTCATCAAGGAACCCCTGACGAATTTGCGCGTATTTTCGGAAATGCTTGTGCTTGTCGACCGTCACGATTTTTCTTTTCGTGCCAGACCCGACAATTCTATTTTGTTTGAACAACGTCGCGATCGTTTGACGCGGCGCCATCCTGACGGAATATGCCGGGCACTGTTTGAACCCAACGATTTTGTTCGTCGATTCATTGCGTAAAACTTCCCACCAAGAAAAACCTGTCGTTTCGACGTCGCGGCGCGTATTTCTACGCAAACGCGTGAAAGATTCTTCTTCATAATTCGCATAGCGAAGGAAGCTTTTTAGGACTTCGCCTTCTTCTTCGATTGCTGTTTTCATCGAACTTTCGCTTTCGACGTCTTTGTGGATTTTCAAGCGATAACCGAAGCCGGAAATATTGATTTCCATGACTTCGACGCACTGACCCAACATTGTCGAGTGATCGATCATCGCCGCAAGCCCTATGGGGTCCAGATGCGGCACTAGAAGCCCGTTCTCGCCCTTCTCTGTGTCCCAAGGGTTGGCAAGTGATGCCGGGGCTTCAGCGGCGGCTGACTTTTCACTTTTGAACACAAGCGCGCGAACCGCTTTTCGATTTGCTTTCCCGTTTGCCGTCGTCATTTCCAAACCTCAAATAATGCCAAGTCGGCGGGATCTGCCCCTTCGACGTCGCTTTCTGTTTTTCAATGCACGAGTAATCGCATGATCTAGCGCATCAAACAAATCGTCGGCGGAACCTTTCGGGAAAATGACCAAATGATCGATCATTTTTCGATTGTTCGGGGTTTTCACAAAAGCAACATCCCCGGCTTCGAATCTAGCAGAAATTTTCAGACCGCGCGTTTCTTTGTCCTTTTTCGTGAACACTTTTTTACATCGAACGCGCGGATATTTTTCGTTCACTTCGTCGGCAAGTGCGGCTTGATACGCGTTCGCCTCGACCCCTGTTTCGATTGGGTCGTCTCTGTCGTGCCAAGCGACGATCAATTTCACTTGCTGCGAAAACCGAAGTCTGACTTCGCGACAATCCAAAACCCAAATTTTTCGACCAAGGATTGCGATGGAAACAATCGCGAAATAATCGTTTGATTCTTTGTTCCCGATCGCAAGGTCGACACCGTGATAAATCAGAGCCTCTTTCGGCACGTCTGACGCGTCAACTTCGACCATCCAATCATACTGGAACATCCCCCCGCGCATTTTCTTTGTGTTGCACTGGTACTGTGAATCAAAAATAATCGACCCCGCATTTTTGCGAAGTTTTCGAAGATATTTTGACGGGAATTTTTCGGGCCAAGGGGAACGACCGTTTTCATCCAAAGCCGGGATGATTTGGGTCGTGTCTTTCATATCGTTCGCTTCAAGGTGTCCATAAATATCATCGAAATGATATCGTGTCCCGATGACGTGAAGTTGTCCGTGTGGTTCCAAAGTAGGAAGCAACGTTTTGTAGAAAAACGTTTTGACCTTCGCCCGTTCCCCGGGGGTTCGGGCGTTCGAATCGTCGACGATATCATCTGCGAAAATCGCGTCGAAATGGCGCCCGACAACCTGACCTTCAGTCCCGATCGTCGAAAGGGTTCCTTCCTTCGCTGCGATCGTTCGACCCTTTACAATTATTTCCTGTGAATCCCATTTGTCCCCTTTTTGTTCGCCAAATAATTCGCGAATAATTGGGTTGTACTCAAGATGGTGTTTGATTTCCTTCAGGATGTCGCGGGCAAGTCCAAGGGTTCGGCTTGCGATTAGAATCCGAATGTTCGGGTTTTGAAGGATTAACCCGATACAAAGAACGACGTTCACTGACGTCGTTTTTCCTGAACCGCGAAAACAAAGTTGAAGCGTTTTCGAGTGTCGAACCGCGAACTTTTGAAGTGCGCGGTGAAATGGTTTGATTTCTAACCCAAGGACTTCTTTTGCAAGAACATCCATTCGGTTGTGCTTCAAAACTGCGGTTTTAATCCAGTTTTTTCTAGCCTCGTCCAAGACGTCGATTTGCTCAATCAATTCTTGTCGTTCAACTATTTCGTCTGGGGTCATCAGATGCCACTGACTCTGGCGATTGTGATCGTGCAAGTTGTCGGTGCGGCGCTGAAAAGGTACTTGAACCCACCCCTGAGAATCCTGTCTCGGTCGAACGGACCCATTTCAGAATAAACGCTCGCAGGGGCGGGCATGAAAACCGTCTTCCCGACATTGCCGAAATTAACTTGGACGGTTTGATCCCCGTGAAACAAAATCGAAAAAGCCTCGTTTGTTTCTACGTGATCAGGAAGAAACAAAGAGATATCTGTTGGTGTAGTAGACACCGCAACGGCTTGCGTCGAAAGGATGTCAACGATTCGGGGCTGGGTCATTATTTCACCTTCACTAAAGCAAGAATATCTTCGTCTTCTTCGTCTTCTTCGTCTTCCAGATCAAGATCGTCTTCGTCGTCTTCGGGCATTCCGAAATAAAGTTCGGTTTCGTCTTCCAGTTTCGCATAGTCGCCGGAGCCATACCCCAGAACCATTTTTTCCAAAGCCTCTGTGACTTTCGCTGCCTTCGCTTTGATTGACTCCAGATCCCCTTTCGGCTTGTCGTCGTCTGAACTTTTCGCCTTTGGAAGCACGCCCAAATCTTGACCGAGTTTCATGATATCGTCAATCGCGGTCATCTTTGCTTTGATCGCCGAAACCTTCGCGTTTGAATTCGCGGCGGCGTCGTCGATTATATCGTCAAGACTGGCAATGCACCTTTCTAGTTTTAGTTTCTGGCGAACATAAAGCGTCGCCGCCGAATCCCCTTGGACGTCGTCAAGTTCATCGGCGAAAATACCCGACTTCAATTTCCGCAAAGCGGCAAGTGAAACAAGGTTCATTTCTTCCATGCACTCAAAGTCGGTCTTCCCGTTCGAAAGCATTATTCGAAGGGAAGCTTTTTCTTCACGGATTTCGGCGGCGGTCTTCGACATTATTAGGCAAACGTCAGAATTAGAAATGTCTTGACGCCACCACGGTCTACCGGCTCCAATTCGAGAATTAGATCCCCCGCCAAAGCGCCCGACACGTCAGTCACAACGATCGACCCATTTCCATCGGAACCAAGGTCAATAAGCGCTGACGCTTGCGCTGACGCAGTGACAAGCGAAGCTTCGCCCGCAACACCAAGTGTCGCAGCGGCGGCGAGGCTTTCGATCATTGTTGCGGCGTAAACCCGACCATGCAAGCGAACAGACTTCGCAAGATTTTTGCCACCAAGCGTTTTCGCCTGAACCGCAACGGTGATTGCGTTCGCGGCTTCTGCCCCGGCGGTGCATTCCAGTTTGCAAAATTCAGCGTTCGCGTCACTCGCAAGCGCTGAAAGATTTTGGCTTTGTTTGTCGCCGATATGCTCGGCGGCAAGCGAAGTTCCTTCAAAATTTCTGTCCATCTTTTTCCCTTCTGATTTTGAGATTTACGCAGGTTTACGCGAAAAGCGCGAATTAACCCTGTGCAACCCAGTGAATGACTTCGGCAGTCGTGTTCAACACTGCGTTGGTTCCAAGCGTGAAGCCTTCCGCCAACGGGGTCACGCCGTTCGACGTCGCCAAAGCCGCCGTGCCGCCTTCCTGCGTGTGAACGTAACCGTCGGGCATCGTATCAAGCCAAAGCCCGTGAGCGGCGTTTGTGGCGTTGATGAAACGAACCATTTTTGGACGAAAACCGGGGGTTTCAATCGTTCGGGCGGCGCCGTTCGAAGTGAATTTTCCAGTGCGAATTGGTAACGAATTTCCGCTTGCCATCTTTTAGCTCCACAATATGGGGTAAAGGTCTAGTCGAGAATAACTTTCTCTCTTCTGCGGTGTCAAACTAACGCGTTGGCACGATCCGCGCAAAGTAAAGTGTCCAGAAGGTAACGCAAGGAATGAAATGAGATACAAAGATTGGCCCGAATTCATCATGAAGAACCCCGAAATCGGCGCATTTTTGCACGAAAATCGGGACACTCACGAGTTTCTAGAAGGGATCGCGAAAGATATCGACGATCGGAAAAATATCACGAACGGCGCCTTGAAATCGGTCGAAAAGTTCATGCCAGCGGTATTTTCACCGGTAAAGGGGAAGAAATTGATTCTCCCTTTCGAATTTCGTTACAACGAAAAGAAAGACGCGGTCTCTTTTTATTGTCCGAAATTAAGATTGAAAGGTCGTTTCGATCAAGAAAACAGTCCAACGCTGACAGACGAAATCATCGACCATCTTGAAAATCACGGCGTCGCTTACGGTGTTGGTGCCGGGGTGATTAAATGGGTTTCACCCGCCGGGAGTTACATCATTTTGGACGAAATTTGGACCGACGATTTGGTTAAATACCATAGAGAACGGGACCGAGCGTTAGAAAATTCTGTGACTAAAGCTTTCCTTCTACGCGAAAACGAAGAAGGTGGATTGACCACCAAAGGCTACAGTGAAGTCAACGAAATCTGGAACGGCCTTAAATCATCGCCAAAAAAGAAGGGACCCGTCGCAGTCGAAGAAGACCCGATTTCGGAAATGTTGACCGAAGACGAAAAAGAATTCGAAGAAGAAGAAGCCGCAAAAAAAGCGATTGAACGCGTTCGTCAGCGCGAAGGGCGTTCGGCTTTCATCCCCAGAATCGACGTCGACAAAATCACCTTTTGAGCAAAGCGATCATATCGTTGTGGTACGCGATCGCCTTGTCAATCCTTCCTTCCCCGTATGTGACAAGCTTCCACGGGGAAGATTTGTCGAAACGAACAGACCCAGCGTTGTACGCCGACCACGCAAGGACGGGGTCAGTTTTCAGGAACCCCATTTCGTCGTCTTCGACCCGGTCGAATTGATATC